TGGACGGAACTAAAGTGAACAAAGGCTCTATCAATTGCAAGTATTTGCGGTTGGTAGATAAAAGAAAAAGTATATTAATTGAAAAGAGAATGCAAGTAAATTTATGAAAACACTGGTTTTTGATGTGATGCTTGACGGGCGGTTTATACATACGTTCAGATATCAGTATTGCCCGTTATTCCCGATAGACGAACAGGAACTGGAGAAGTTTGTCACCGACAGGCTTCCTACATTGAAAGGTAAAGATTTTAAAATAGTATTTTGATATGAAACAGACAGTAGAAGAAGCAGCGAAGGAAAATATCCTATTTAATCATAGGACAGTTGATAGAACTTTGTTTGGTAAAGATTTGGCAAAGTTTGGAGAGATTAATTTCGTTCAAGGTGCCGAATGGCAGTCAAAGCAATCTCCTTGGATAAGTGTTAAGGAACGGTTGCCGGAACCAAACAAGCTTGTCCTTTGCAGAATGGTATCAAATGGAGCGATTGTTAGTGGCTATATCGTTGTTTCACCTGGGAGATCGCCATACGTTGCGACAGACGGAGGATTTGAATTTGAGGATTGGAACGACTACGAGTGTGACATGTGGATGCCTATTCCGTCTTTTGACGAGATACTCGAAGCCAACAGGGATGTACTGGAACGGATTAAAGAGAAAGGAGACTAATATGGAAATAAATAGCGGAATAATAATAGATGGTGTGTTGTATGAACCATCAGAAGGATTTTGTAATGAATGTTCCTTGTCCCGGGAATGCTGTAATATTTTAGATGAGACCTATTGTTCCATGTTAGATTTGGGGACAGGTCAGTGTTTTATCAGTCGTGGCAAAGTAACGGATATTAAGATAGATAAGGAGGAATAATTATGGGATTTACAACACAGTGCTTTATATGTAAAAACACTACTAGTATTAGAAATAGATTAAAAGAACTTGGCTATTATTGTAATCCATATTTAGGCTGGCATAATCTATTTACTTGTGTATTTGGAATTAATTCGGTTTATTCATTGGACGATTATGGTAAAAATGGTCTTAAAGGAATAGATGGTCTTATTGATTGCGGAGCGAATGAGGAACTTTTCTTAGCTATCGCTGCATTAAGGGATGATACAGACAAGTACCAATGGTTTACCGATGGGGATAAATGGATTATGTGTCCTGCAATCAAGTTCTCTTCCTATTGGGTTTACAATGATATTGATGTTAATATAGATACCGTTCACAAGGCTACTGTAGACGAACTGATTGAACACTTTAAAACAAAGGAGGAACAATGAAAGCAAGAGTAAAATCAACTGGAGAAATTGTAGAGATTAAGGATTTATATGATGATGGTACTGCATTGGTGGGAAACATGTATATCAAGGTGTCAGAACTTAATTTTTTTAGTGAAAACATTGATTGGGAACAACGTAGGTACGAATTGGCAAAAGACATTATTAAAATTGTTATAGCAAACGACTATGGTGTTAATTCTGATGTAGTCGCTAAATATTCGCTTAATTGCGCTGATGCCCTAATTAAAAGATTAAAGGAGAATAATTATGAATAGCGTACAGACACAAACACTTTCCATTAACGGAGATGGAGGTGGTGAGGCATATATTGATTTTTGCGATGGCCAATTATGTGTTTCAGTTGTCATAGAAGGGAAACAGGCAGATTTTCACTTTGAGCCTGTTACGTTAAAGATGTTTGCCCATGCTTATAAATTACATTGTGAAGAATGTGAAAAGAAGAAAGGAGAATAGTCATGACAGTGTTAAGAGATAAAACTCCTGTCGCTCGTAAAGAGCACAGGTGCAATTTTTGCGGTGGAGTAATTTCCGTTGGAGAAAAATACAACAGACAGACCAATGTTTATGACGGTTGTGTTTATGACTGGGTATCCCACTGTGAATGTTCCAAGTTAGCCTGTGAACTTGATATGTTTGATGATTGCGATGAAGGACTTGACGATGATGGATTTATTGATAGACTTAATCAGTATGTTTACGACAATCATTATGACGATAAAATAGATGATATTGCGAAGGATTGGCAATTACCACGTTATGAATTAGTAAAGAAAGTGTTGAATGAATTAAAAAAGAAATAGTTATGACCGAAGAACTTGTGACATTGGAAACAGCAAAGTTGCTGAAAGAGAAAGGATTTAATGAGTATTGCAAAGATATTATTAAAGAAGACGATAATCGGATAATGCAATCTGTGTTCCGAACGAATAAGAATTTGCCAAAATTGTGTTATAGTCGTCCCACTCAATCCGTTGCACAAAAGTGGCTGCGTGAAACCAAGAACCTGCATATCGAAATATCCTATATGTATGAAAACTATTGGACGTATGATATACTGACAATTCCGAGACATGACTTGATAGGATTGTCTGACAGGCCTATTATCCGTTATAATACCTACGAGGAAGCACTGGAAGCAGGATTACAGGAAGCATTAAAACTTATATGATTATGGAAAATATTAATTTGAACGAACTACGGAATATAGCTTATAAGACAGCTTGTGAGCATGGTTTCCACGATAAAAGACTTAGTGAAGAACACTGCCTTTGTCTTGTCATTTCCGAGCTTATGGAAGCTGTGGAAGCGGAAAGAAAGGGAAGATTAGGAAAGAAATGTAAATCACGTTTTGAAATGGACTATAATCGCTATCCTGCATTAGTGGAAGAAGAAAAGCGATTTAAGTGTTCCTTTGAAAAAAATGTAAAAGACACACTTCCAGACGAACTAAGTGATGCGGTTATACGCCTGCTTGACCTTGCAGGATTTCGAGGAATAAGCCTTGAATCTGCTAGTAATGATATTAACTCCGAATATATGGATGATATTGCCTGTATGTACAGCAAATTGAGTTTCACGGAAGCGATATATTCCATATTTACCAAACCAATTGTAGATTACCAGTATCTTTCTACGATTGTAAATGAGATGATATTTTCAATCTTTGCACTAGCCAAACATCTTGGCATAGATTTGCTATGGCATATTGAGCAGAAACAAAGATACAATGAACTAAGACCTATGTTTAATGGAAAAAGATATTGATTATGTCACTGTTTATTTGTAGTAAATGTGGTTGTGTTGAGAATACAGCCACATCGGATTATTGGCCTGTTGTACATAAAATCTTTCCCATAGAGTATGATGCAAGCATAAAGGAGTTTGAAGGAAAACCGTTGTGCTCGGAGTGTGGGAGATTGATATTTGACAGTAAAGGGGAAAATCCGCGTATGATACCAGGGAAGTGGCATGGGAAATTTCCCAAAAGACAAGCCACTGATGCTGAAAAGAGAATGGTAGATAGGAATGGCAGGTTTTAATAACAATGTTAATAATTAGAATAATTATGAAGAATAAAATAATATCCGGCATTATAGCTGCACTGTCTTTACCCGTATATTTTTCTCTACTTTGGGCTATTGATCAGTTCTTGTTAGTTAGAATTGTCTTAGTATTTGTAATGATAGCATGTATGATTGTATTGGTGTACAAGCTATCCAAACTTATTCTTGACGAACATTTTAAAAAACATGATAAGCGATGAAAACAATATTACTTACAATTATATGTATTATCGCCCTATTATGGGTTGGAGATCTCACAATTACATTTAAGCCGTTTTCTATATCACTTCCCGGTTGGCATAAGGCTTTAGGTATTATTCTGTTTGTATTTGCAATGGCGGTGTATAACATTGGAGAATACGCTAAGGGGTACAAGCATGGTTTTGATGATGGAGTAAAGGAATGTATTGAAGCGATTAAGGGAAATGGGAAGAAATGACATTGATTTCCCGTTACTCCGTATATTTAATGGAGTAACGGGGCGATATGAACTTCTTATTGACGATGTATCCATAGATGCTTATGGACGTGTAAGAGATAGCAGTGGTTGTGTTGTAGAATGGTTTACAGGCGTGTTTGACATGAACGGAATACCATTGTTTGAAAACGACATAATCATGCCTGTAAAGGACGGAATAAGCCAATACAGGCGTATATGGAGAACAGTAGGTGGATTTATACTAAGCAGGAGCAATGATGTAAAAGGACTGTCTAAATTGGACATGCTTGGTGCTGACTATCTTGTGAACGAACGTGTTCAGCAATACATATCTGATGGGTGCGTAAAGGTGGGTTCTGCAACAATAGATCTTAGCCTGTTGAAAGGGAGAACGAAAGAAGATATTATTAGAAACTTATCAAGGAGAGTAAGATGAAAGACAAAATGCTAGAGGAAAGTTTGAACAATTTCTACAGGACGTTTCTTATTTGGGTGATAAGATGTTATCCTATATTGTTCTGTCTTGCAATACTTGTCCATCAATGTGAGGTTATACACTCTGTTGACACAGGGAATATTATTGAGTATTATGATGGTGATACATTGGAGTACATTCAGTATGCCACTCCGTTTTCGGATAAGTATCTTACTGTATTCTTTAACGCCAAACTGTTTAATGCAATATTGTTTTATGTGTTGTCAAAGGTATTTTTATTTTGTATATACCATAGAGTATTTGTCATTGAAATGTTTATATACGCAATACTGGATATTGTATTTAATAATGTGGTGTTTGAGGACGTGAGATGCACTATGTTTTATTCGTATATATCAATAGGATTTGTAACTGTATGTTTCTTTATTGCATTGTATCTACATCAACGATTTGGAGATAGGAATATAAATAATCATCAATCTATAACCGATGGTTTTAGAAACTGTTGTAGATTATAATTTCTGTTTTCCTGTGGGCTGTAATCCTCCCGTATTCTTCATGTTTATCTTGACCTTTATGGGGGATGCCTTTTTATTTGATGTTACCTTAGGTGATTTAACATTCACCCTAATCACTTTCTTTGCCATGTATTACTCATTTTAATTGTTTAACAAAGTTAATTATTTTTATTTATGCAACAAAACAATATTACCGATAAAACAGCTTCGGCACACAAAACGGACGAAATAATGGTTTACGAACATCCTTTTTTTGGCAAAATTCGTGTGTTTGTTCGATATGGTAAAATTTGGTTCTGTGGATTAGATGCTGCATCTTCTTTACAGTATTCAAATCCATTAAAAGCTCTTTTAGAGCACTGTAAACCATCCTCCGTAATGATGCGTGAAGTAGGGGATGATATAATGGAGTTTATTAATGAAAGGAGTATGTATAGACTGATTTATAAAAGCCCTTGTCCTCCTATGGCTGATGAATTTGAACGTTGGATATTTGATTATATTGTTCCATCAGCTACCAATACAGGCAGTTATTATGCACAGGTTAGATTACCAAACTTCAACAATCCTGCCGAAGCTGCCAGGGCGTGGGCTGATGAGTACGAAAGGAATCAAGCGTTAAAGCCACAACCAAACGAATCCAATGAATGGTATAGTATCAAAAGATGGGCAAAGGAAAACGGTGTCAACTGGAAAAAGATTAGCCGGATGAAGATGAAAGTAATATCTTGTAAGCTAGGTTATCAGATAAAAAAGATTTTTGACGATAACCATTGCCAGGTAAACACATACAATGTAAACGTATTTAAGGAATATTTTAATAAATGTGAATAAATAATATGTATTTTAAAATGTTTGATAGTATGTCATTTTATTGATTATATTTGCATCATGTTTGAGTGTAGAAGCAAGCATATCTATAATGAAAGTTTAGGGGGAAAGCGTTCCCCCGATTTTATTAACCATTAAGTGATAAGACAATGAAAAAGTTTTTAGAAATAATGATGATTGTATTCTGTCCTTATATTGTAATAGGCATTAATGAACAAATGGGCACCATTACAAAAATTTAACACATAATATTTCGTATTACATAATACTGATTAATATGCAATTAGTTTATAAATTCGATAGCTGGCGTTGGATTAACGTTTTAAAATGTATGTAAAGATGTACATTAATGCCGGAAAGAAAATACCCTTCGTAAAAGATCAACTACCCATTAGGATAAAATCCCAAGTTGATTAGACTAGCGTTAGGAGAGAATATATAGTTACCAAGGGGTATTTGCTCAAGCCCCTTGCTCTAAGGTCAGTGATTAAACAATTCTGT